CTTAAGTAATTGATTAATTATTGCCATGTTTATAAATATTTAATTATTGTATTTTATAAGATCCCATAGTCAAAGCAGTACCAACTTTATTACCATCTAAAGTAACAGTGCCTTCTTTAGCTAATAGTTGATTTAAGATAGTGTTCATTTGATCCATTTTAGCTAAAAGAGGACTTAAATCTATTGAAGGAGATGATGTTGAAGCTTGTGTTCCTCCCCCACCACCTAAATTAGTCCCAGCTATTACAGTATCTTTATCATTTAATTTAATAGCTCCTTCGGGGGCTAAGAGAGTACGTTTACCATACCCTCCTTCAGATACCATATCATCTGCTTTTTGAGCTGATTTTAAAGCCATAGCTCCCGCAGCTATTCCAGCTACAATCGCTGCTATACCTATACCTAAAGTAGCTGCTGAAGCTGTAGTTATGGCAGCTATAGCCCCAGCGAATCTAGCTGCGTTTTCTATTATTAACTTACCTATATTTTTAACAATACCTACACCTTGAGCTATTATAGCTCCTAATTTAGTTTGTTCTAATGTCACACCTATAGCTCTTAAAACATTCATACCTTGCTCTCGAGCTATTTGATAATTTAAAGCCATATTTTGAAGCCCTAAACCAGTTAATATTTGAGCCCCTAGACCTAATTGTAATTCCTTAGCTAAGGTAACTCTTGCTTCTATAACAGATATAGCTCTATTTAAACCTAATATACCCCCTAAAACTACAGCTATTCCTCCTAATGCGGCTTCCCAAAATGAAAGATTTTCTAAGTCTCCTGATATTATTTTACTTATACCATCAAATGTGGTTTTAATAGGTTGAAGTAACTTATTAATAAGAGGTAAAACTATCATAACTAGATCCATTAAAGGAGATACAATAGCTAATATAGGTTCCGCTACAGATACAAATAATTCTTGCATTTTAGCTATAGAAGCATTAAAACGATCTTGTATAGACTGAGATTTAAGTTGGGTTGCTAATTTTTCATCACCTAATTTAGCTGCTATAGCATCATCTGATAGACCTTGTTTTTTAAGGTTGTTATAAGCTTCTTGGGCTGTTCCTTCTTTCTCTCCTAACTTAGCTAAAACTTCTCTGTCTAAAATAGATTGAGCTAAATCATCACGAGATAATCCAACAGATTTAGCTAAAGCTTCTTGAGCTAGAACACCCATATCGGCGAAATCAGCTGAACTTCCAACTTGTTTAGCAACCTCAGCGGCAGCCTCCCCGGTTTTACCTTGTAAAGCTAAAAATCTGGCTTGTTCAAAGTTTAATTGTTTACCAGTTAATAATTCAGCTTCTAATTCAGATTCAATAGAAGATTGAAAATTAAGTAATCCCTCAGATATTTGAGAAGCCTGTTCTAAATTAAGACCAAACTTTTTAGCTTGAAGAACATTATCAGCTAAAGCTTTAGTACTTTTATTAAATGTTAAAACTGTAGCCGCACCTGTTTTAGCTACTTCTTCAACAATTTCTTTTTCATTGAGAGCTAATTTATTAGTAGCGTTAAAAGCAGCAGCTGTTCCTAATATAGAAGCTGTATTTTTAGATAAATCACCACCTGTAGCTTGGGTAATTTTACCTAAAGAAGTAGCAGCTTCAGCACTATAACCAGCTTGTTCTGTTATTTGGGCGTAATCTTTTAATAATTCTCCACTTAACAGAACATTGGTTCCAAAAGCTTTACTTAAAGATGTTTGGGCTTTAATTAAATTTTCAGTTGTAACATAAGTTTCACCTGAGAGGTTAGCTATATCAGACATTGATGAAGCCATTTTTAGACTTTCATCATAGCTAACTCCCATATTTTTAGCTAATTCTCCTGTGTTTTTGTCAGTTTTAATTAAAGCATCTACTAATTGAGTTATGGCGAATTGAATTAGATTAGCTTTAGAAAGCATTCCCTTTAAATTCTCTCCTGCTCTTTTAGTGAATTCTTCAACAACATTAAATTTTTGACCCAACCCCTCAGCTGCTTGACCAGCTTTTAAGGTATCATTTAAAGCATCTGAAAAACCAAGGTCTGGGAGTCCAAGTTTTGAAAGAGCTTTGTCAATTCCACCTGCTATTTTAGGCATAAAGCCTAACTTACTATTTATATTTTCATAAGTATCTTCAATATCATTTAAATTTTTTTCTAAATCTTTAGATGATGCTATTTGTTTATTTATCTCTTCTGTTGATTTTCCTTGTTTTATGTATGCATCTCTTACATTCTCTAGATTTCTTATATTTTCTCGAGTTTGTTCTTTTAATTTTTTAAGAATCTTATCATTAAGATCACTTTCACCTCTTCTAATAGCTAAAGCTTGTCTAGCTATATTACTAATATCACTAAGAGATGATTTTTGCATTTTAAGATACACATCTTGTTTAGAAAGTTCATTTAAACTATCAGTAAGAGATTTATTAATCCAATCTAAATCACCTCTAACACTGTCTAATCTATCTTCAACTCCTCTTAAAGCATCTTCTAAAGCTCTAGCAGCAGTAGCAGCATCCTTAAATTGATTAACATTAAAATTTTTAAAAGGATTATCTTCTTCTCCTAATCGTTTATAAGCAGCATCTAATTTATCTAATAATCTTTGGATTTCTTGAGGAGTAGGAGTAGCCATTTAGTATAATTTATTTTATTATAAATATAAAAAAGTAAGACCCTTACTTATATGTAGGGGTCTTCAAAAACTCAGGGGCTTGGATTTTACCTTTAGAATCTATAACTGTGGTTTTACCTTGACTAGAAGATTTTTCATATTCTTCTCTTTCTTTAGAGTAATAATTTTGTATCTCATTAAAAGTAAATCTTCTAAGCCATATTGGCATGTTATAAATTTCACTCCATGAGTACCCTCCTTTACCATGAAATACTATTTCATGAATTTGCTTAAATAAACCTAGTCTAGCTTGAGGGATTATATCAAATGTCAGGCCAAAAAAAGTTTAGATTTATTGGGATAGCAATCTCCTCATTGCTATCATCTATAAAGGTTAAATCAACATCAGGCTGGGTTTCTTTAATGTGTTTTCTTAAAGCTCTAGAATCTCTAGCTAAAAGATAAGTGTCTACAAAAGTTCTAATATCTTTAGGTTCTGAAGAACCATTAACTGAGGTAATTATATATTTTAATCGAGTTGAGAGTTCAGGGGAATTATCTTTGTTAATCTTTTTTAATCCTTTAATCTCAGCATCTATTTTACTCTCATCATGCCCTGTTAATATTTTATATGTTATGGGAGTACCACTGTCAGGCAAGGTGTATGGGAAATTATTCTCCCCAGGGATTATAGAAGATTCATCAAAAGATTTATTTTCTAAAGTTGATAAATCAACAGTGTACTGTCTATTATTATAACTAAAAGAATAATCTTTACCATAACCTAAAACTCTAGCTGCTACTAGTAAAGCGTTTTTATCTCCTATAATTAAGTCTTTAATATTAACTTTAGTTACAACTAAAGATTTAAGAAGTTCATCTAAAACAATACCCCTTTCAATATAAGCTTGGTTAGTTAAAATATCCTCTTCTTTAGCTGTCATATACTTCATTTCTACTTTGCCACTTCTTAAAGGGTGGCCTTCAGGATATAGTAAACCTTTTGAAGGTAATTCTATAATTTCAGTTGGGAATTTAAATTCACTCATTTTTAATAACTTTGTTTATTATAAATATATGAAAATAAAAAAAGAGCGCGAAAAATCGCGCTCTCTTTCTATAATTATTTTCTATTAGAAATTCAACACACAGTAATCAGGTTGAACTGTCATTGTTAAATTGATTATTCCTTCATTGTCCCAATTGTATTCACCAAAATTAGATTCAGTAATCAAGGCTCCTTTAATAATCCATTGTGATACAACATCCCCTACAGGACCTAAAACATCAAATGTTAAATCCTTTTTATAGAAATCAGAATATCCGTCTCTACCAGTGATTGATTCATGATGTAATCTTACCCATTCCATTACTGATTGGGCACCTGAAGGTGTAATAGGATCAAATAGAGTGAATTGAATAGTACCCCACTTTGTTTTGCCCTTTACAAATCTTTGAATATTGATGTGATTAAGCTCAAGAGCTCCTTGTGATACTGTTATAGCACCAATAGCCTTTACTAGATAGCTTGGGAATCCATCAATATACATAATGAATCTATTCTGCTGTTTAGGCTCAAATGGTGTGAAAAATATTTCGTTTGGATCTAGTACTGCCATTGTTGTATTTTATTATAAATATTATATATCTAAGTTTTTAATTATTAGGCTGGGAACTCAGCTCCTGTTGGTAATACATTGAAGTCAAGTACTATAAATTCAGCTGTTCTGGTTGGTTGGATAAAAATCTGACCAACTAATTGATTTCTATCAATTACATCCGGAGTATTATTTGAATCATCCATAACAACCTTGAAAGCATACACACCTTGTCTCTGCTGAACACTTTCAAGATATGGGTTAACTTGGGCTAAGAAGGCATTTCTTGTAGCGGCTGTATTTGGTTCAAATACTAAATTGTTAGCTACTTGACCAATAAAGCTCTTAAGTTCAATTAACAATCTTCTAACATTAACTCTGTCAAGAGCACTAGCTCTTTTCTGCAATGTTTTCTGACCAAATACCGCGGGGCCGGTAGCTGGGAAGTTGGCTATTGGGTTAACATTATTTTCATATAATGTGTCTCTGTCTGATCTTTGGAGTTTTCTTTCAGGCCTAATAACTTGAGATAGTCCTCCTCTATTGATACCAGCGGGTGCAAACCAAGGCTCAGCTGAAGTATCATTAGCAGCATAAACACCAGGAATTAGGGTTGAAGCTGGCACCCAATTAAATTTACCTGTATCTGGGTTTAGAATTTGAACCCAAGGCCAATAAGCGGCGGCATAGCTAGTATTATTAGCACCGGCTTGGGTTGTAGTTTCATTTATAGTAGCTCCATATTTTACTAAATCAATAACTGCTATAGCATCTCCTCTATTTTGAACTGTTGTCATAAGAGTACCCAATTGAGAAGTATAATCAGCATAGTATAAACCAGGAGTGGTTATTACTTTATAAGAATATTCATCCTTATTAGCTAATAATGAAAAAGCAGTTGTATAAGCTGCTCCTGTTAATCCTTGAGTATTTGTAGAATTAATTTTATCATAAAAATTAGCTCCACCAATGTTTAAAGTACCTACAGCACCCCCAAAAGTTCCACTAGCTACTAAAGGAATAGAAGCTGTAAAAGCAGACTTAACTGTACCATCACTATTAAAATAACTAGGAGTTGGGTTATTTACAGAGGATACATAAACATATCTACTAGCATTAGGATAAGTACCAATAGTTTCAACATAAGTTTTACCATCAGTATCTGTGACTACTTCTTGATAAGTATCACCAATGACCCTAGCTACGTAATTACCCTGTTCAGGGTCAAGTGAGATGTTAGCATATGTTTCTAAAATAACTTTATCATTAGTTGTATCATTTCCTCTTCTAATCAAAAGAGTAAATGTTCCTGATCCTGTATCAGCTTGAGAAATTTCCCATCTAACATTGTCAATAGTCCCATTAGTTAAAACCCCAGCTGAGTTTTCAGAGCCACTACTATTCATTATAGCTCCTTTAGATATTGTCTTTAAGACAAAAGCCGGTTGGGAAGATGCCCCAGCTGAACTACTTATGGGTGTACTGAGAGATGAAGTCCAAGCTGAGGATTGGCTAACAACTCTAGTTACTAACAAAGTAGTACCACCATTTTGGAAGTAGTTATAAGCTGAGATTGAGGTGAGATAAGAATATGTTTGATTACCACTAACAAAAGTAGTGCCAAATTTATTCTGATAATCACTATATGAAGTTACTACAGTAGGGATTTCAACTGGTCCTTTAACTGTAGGACCAACAATAGCGGCACCTACCTGTACCGGTTGTTGAGTTATAAATGACTGGTCATTTTCTCTTGTAAATACACCAGGTGATACTATTTGTTCTGCCATGTTGTTTTATATGTTTAATTCTTATTAGGTTTTTGTGAATAGTCCTGATTCTAAATCAATAGAACCATTACCATACTTTTCAGTCAATGATTTTCCTAAATTAACTTCTTCTTCTCTCAATTGAGCTAAAGATTCAATTAATTTATCTTTTTGAGTTTCTAACACTTGTAATTGATATTCTACCTGTCCAAAATTGTTAATTAAATTTTGTTGAGTAGTTTGTAACTGCTTGATATTTTCAAGTTCTTCTTTGGATAACTGTATTTGTTCACTCATAATATAAATATTTTATGTTTTCTATAAATATTAGAATTTTTTTCAAAAATTCCCGGTGTCTGTATTTTGGGGATTTTTTATATCAATCTGTTTTTTGGAACGTTTATTAATCTCATTTATATCAACAACAGTCTCAGTTTCAACAACAAATTGACCTGTGCTAAATATTTTTTTATCTACTGTTAAATCTTTTTGTGGAATATCAGGTATAATATATCCATTCATACTAATATCAAAAGTAGCTTTGGCTATTCTATCTTTACCATCTGTTAATTCTGTAACAGTAGCTATAGAATCTATATTAGCTTTAAATTTAAATCTTTCAGGATTACCCCAATATGAATCAGAAGCATATGTAACTGATTCAACTATTTTATTAAGTTGTTCCATATAATAAGTCATAACAATACAACTATAACTAACTGTTACATGGTTTGGTACAACTACAGCGTGAAATTCATTTATAGGAACTCTATTATTAAGGATATTAAATTTATCATAAGCATTTTGCTTATTATATCTTTTTTGAAAATATGCTACGTTAATAGGATTATTAGCGTCTAGTTTATTATATTGACCTTTAATAGGAGTAACAGAATTTCTTTTAAACATTATTATGGGAGCCATAATCTTTCCCTCCTTATCTCTATAATATCCATCACGTTGAATAGACTTCCATCTCTCAGGTGAGCCATATATAACAGGAACAGCTATTCTTTGTCCATTTTGTATTACAAAAGGTTTGATAACATTTTGAAAATAATACATTATAGACTCATCTATATCTTTAAATTCTATAGAAAAAGGCTTAGTAGTATCTCCTTTAAAAGAATTTTTATTTCCTCTATTTAATTCTTTAGCTTGACCAGTTGAAATCTCATATTGAGATTTAGGGGTTGGAGTTCTTCCTTTAGTAGCCATTAGAGTCTTGTTAATTCTATACCTAACTTATCAGCTGGGGTATAGTGGGTTGAACAAATTATTGAGTAGTTAGAACCAAATTGGCTTAATCCTGGATTTAATGGGTTAGTTTCATTTGGATAGTCTGGGTCTTTGCCTAAAAGATATTGGTTAGAATTGGTAGAATCTACCTCATAATATCCTCCATTGTATAAAATAACATCACCCACTTCAGGGACTAGGCTAGCATCTATTAAATCTTCTCTTAAAAATCTAAATACTACATTTCTAGCGTATTCTACTCCAAAGTCATCAACTGTAAATTGTTGGTCTTGTCTTTCAATCAAACAATTAAATAGTACAGGCCCATCAAAGAATTTACCCCCAGAAGTTTCACCATA